ACGACGAGCACCTCTTTGCCCTTCGCTGAAAAGTCGCAGACAACGCCAGCCCTGTCCACCGCGCCGACGCCAATACACTCGCGGAAAGCTGCCGGGTACCTCACGTTGCCGCCGTCATTGCCGGCCGCACACACCATGACAACACCCTTTGCGTGTGCAGCGATGATCGCCTGATGCATGTCGTCGCTCGGCTTTGTTGCGCCAAGCGAAAGGCATATCAGGTCGCATCCAAACTCGGCAGCGTAATGGATTGCGCGGGCGACTGCGTGATTCGGGCCAATGCCAGAATGGCCAAGGGCCTTGAGAGCAAGGATCTTTGACTCCGGGGCGACGCCCTTCATCTCTCCGTTTGCCGCAATCACACCGGCCACGTGGGTTCCGTGACCAAGCGTGTCTTCCATGGCTGGATCAACCGAGAAGTTCCGCTGGCCCACGATGGACGATGCCAGGTCCGGGTGAGACGAGACCCCGGAATCAATGACGGCGACTGTCACCCCGCCGCCGCGCGTGCTCGACCAGACGGATGGCACGCCGTAGGCATGAACCCCCCAGTCAATGCGCTCCATCCTTGACAGGGCGCTGCCGGAAAACTCAACGCGGTACGGCGGCAAGCTTACGAAATCGTCATTCACCGAACTGCTCGTTCAGGACCTGGAGTATGAACGTGATGATCGGAACGATCACCCTGACCATGGTTTGCCAGTCCACACCCAGCGCTTCGACGCCCTCGGCGTTCACCGACAAGGCTTCCGGGACATCGTGATTCCCGGCCGCGGCCATCATGGACTTTACGGTGCCCTTGTCCAAGAGCGGGACGACCAACGACGCGACCTTGGAGATGATCGCCCACTTTTCGACCAGGGTCATATCTGGCTTCCAGCCTTTGACAGCCTCCAGAATCGAGGTCACGACAGCACGGTTTGCCAGAAGCCACTTCATAACCTGAAGGTTCACTTTTCGGCCCTTTCCTTGTGCTGGATGCAGGCTATCGCCACAACCGCATGGCCAGCTATGTCCATGAGGGTTCCCACAATATCTACTGTCCGCAAATCGCCAGTCAGCCGGCGGCGTTTTTCCCCTATCCTGGCCAGCTGGTAGACCCATGGCTCAATGCCCTCCTCGGCCACCCCAAGGGCGTTCTGGAGGGGGTTCTCAGAGCACCCGTAGTACACCCGCTTCCGGGACAGGAGGGCCTCCAGCTCGCGGCAGATTGGACCATAGGGGTCACCAGCACTCGCCTCTTGCGGCGACCTGGATTCTTCCGTACTCTGCCCAGAATGTTGGGTGGTGGTACTGGTCTGGTTCTCCCGATTTACGCAGTCCATCATCCTCTTGGCCAAGGCCATGAGTTCTGGCGTGAGCCCACTCCTCGATGAGCGTTTCGAGCAGCTGGTCCCGCGGCAGCGAATCCCTGACGGCGATGACCCCGATGTCCCCCCATCCTGAGGGTCCGAGAAAGTAGCCAAGGTAATCACCCATCCTTTCCGATGGACGGACACTGACCCTGATCGGGAACTGGACCGGGAACCTTTTGGCGGCCCACTTCCGAAACTTGCGGGCCAGCGCTCGCCTCCAGCACGAATTTCGGGACATCTGACAGCCTCATGACGACAACCCATTCCTGGCGGTTGCGTCGGTGGAGAACGACAGGCACCTTGCCGCCAGCATCAGCAACGGCCTGAGAAAGCCACTCATATGGATTGCCCCTCTCGACACGCTTGGACTCCAGGTGGATCCCCGGGTAGTCCGTCACCACGTCAGGGCTGTCCGGGCTTCCGCTAAACTGCTGCCCTCGCCTGGCGCCGCCGCCCATGACGAGAGACCACGCGGCGGCAGCCTCTCTTTCGCCGCGCGCACCCTTTGACCGCGAGTTCATAGCCGCCTCCACTGCGCCATCCTGCCCCCCTGGTCGTAAACCGTCACAGCCGCAAGCTGCGGGAACTCGGAGGCCAGCTCTTTCGCGGCCATGTCAGGGTCTTTTTTGTTTATTGAGCGGACATTCTTCGAGAGCCACGCCGCCACGGACGACAACAGCCGCTGGTCCTGGTAACCGCCGAGACCAGGCCACAGGTATTCAATGCGATAGATGTTCGTTTTGTGGACACCACCAACCAGGACCTCGGACCGAGCGGCAGCTTCCATGTCACAGCTCCGGTTCTTCTGACTCAATTCCAGCATCAAGGATTTCAGCGAAGTGGTGCGGGTTCCTGGACGCCACACCACGGGAGACAAGCCAATCGCAAAGCGACTCGCCTGTCTGCATGTCTACCAAATCTGCAACCAACCTTCCATATGGGTCTCGGAGCCACTCGACGGTCGCCATGAACAACCGGCCGGCATCCGAGTGAACTTCGACCCAATCTATGATTTCGCTCTTCGCATCCTCTGAGCAGGTCACGCCGAACAGGGCGACGTGGATTGTCGCGTATGACTGCAGCTCTTTTACCGGGGTCCTGACAACCACGGTGTCTGGTCTGGTGACACGGACTACTTTGGCCAGGGTTCGCGCTCCGTCCATGGTCGCTCGTTTGCCTTTCGTTCCGGAACGTAATAGTCCGGCACTTTTGCTGGATCAAACCCCAAGTGCTTCCTGTTGCGAAGGTACGCCAGATACTCTGGATCGTAGTTCGCCGGGTCGCTTTCCAGCTTTGCAGACAGGAGCATAGCGACGCTCAGGTCTGGCGACAAGCCGTATATCTTGCCGCTGTGGTGAATCCCGTGGCAGCGCTCGCAGAGAAGCAGGTAGTTGCGAGCGTCGTGCCCCTTTGACCTAGCCGCACCTCCGCAGATATGGTGAAGCTCAGTGGCCCTTCTTGAATCATTCTTAGGCCACCAGCAAACAGCGCAGCGATGCTGAGTAGACATCCATCGTCCAGCCGCTTCTGATTCAGCCTTGTTCATCCTGCCTCCTCTTCATGGGCGGTGGCAGCCCGTCCAGCAGCTGTTCTGGAGTCAGGCTGTACACCAAACCGTAGCCATAGCTGCGCACCTTGGACCCAGTGACCATGTCTGCGGTGGCATATCCGACCACCCTGGCGCGCCTGCACACCATTTCAGCTTCCACGAGAACATAGTAATCGCAGAGGCGCTTCTCTTTTTTGTTGACCTTTAGGTGCGGGTCGCCAACGTGGCACGAGGTCTTGACGTTGATGAGCTTGCCGTCAACGCTGAAATCGTGGCCGTCGTCGCCGGAAGCAAGCAGCCGCGAGTCCAGGTCTAAACCGCTCTGCGCGGCAACAACCGCCTCGCCGACAAGCCCGACAAGATGCGTTGACCACTTACTAAGCTGCCTGCCACTCTTGAGCGAAAACTTCTGGATCTCGCGCTCGTTGGCAATGCGTTCCAGTTCTTCCCAAGCGTCCTTGAGGTACCACCAACCGGAGTTGGCCATACGGATCCCGGGAATGCACCTGCCGTCCATGCAACCTCCATGCTCGTGTGCAAACACCGCGGCCCGGATCATACCACCAGAGGCGGCGGGCGGCCAGCGACTCCACCCAGGCGGGAGGAGCGGCTGGCCTCATACCACCTGTCGGCAGACGAGCGAACCAGCGGGCGTGCGTAATTGTTCACGGGGTCCACGGCCTTTGCATCCTTCTCCCCGCCGGGACGGCCCTTGGCTGCGTCAGGGCTGGAGTCGTCAGCGTGCCCTGCTATTCCCGGAGCGACCACGCGCATCTCTGCCGCAGTCGATGATGCCCGCTCTTGTCGCTGTGCTTTCGCCTCAGCTCTCGGCGGCGGGCCGATCTTCAGGCCGTCTGGCATCCAGTGCCTACAGGCAGGCTACCGCGCCCGCCATGAACACGCAAGTCTAGCAGTCCCCCCAAACATTCAGCAGCATGGACTTCAGCCTGGCGACCTCGCCTTGGAGCCAAATGTTCTGGGCAATGAGGCTCTTTTTTTCGGCCTCATGCCGACACGCCAGATTTGCTCCGGAGTCGGGTCCCCCTCCTTGACCCACGGGTCGAACGCAAGCGGGGCACTCGACTCCGCACAAAACTCCTCTCTCCTCTCCCTTGCCATCTTGGCCCACCGCTCGCTCCTTCCAAACATCTCTGCGATGTCAGCATCACTCAAGCCCGGGTCCAGGCTGGCAACGCCAGCGCAAACCTCCGGCGGTGGAACCGCGCTGCATTGTTCGAGCCACCACTTTGCGGCAACGACCTGGTCTGCATCGAGCTGACGGCGCGCCGCGAACTGAGTGCAGCTCACGCCGTTGACAATACAGTCCCTGCGAATGTCACTTGCGTAGGCCAAAGCATGACGCAATTGCGCGCCACGCCCGGACCGCGAAAGAAGGACGCCGATTCCGTGGCGGTTCAACGTAAGCCTCCTGGAAGGGAATGATTACTGGAAGCTGCTCGCGCACCGGCTCAGCATGTTCTGCCGGGCGCGGTATTCGGAGCACTACTGCGATGTCGTCCAGCGTGTCATCGGTAAGCAAGTCTTCGCTCATTTCTCCTGGCCTTTTCCCTGACGAACAGATTTCTGATCCAGCCCGTGACGTTCTTCTGCTGCATGGCCCAAGACAAATAGTAGTCCGGAAGCTCGCTCATCGTGTGCCCAGCAAACTTCCCGCGAAGCGGGTTGCGGTAAGTGCCGACGCTTCGCTTGCCGCCGTGGGCAATTTCAATCTCGTGCCCGACGACATTGCCATAGGCCCGGCCGACCGTCGCAGCGCGGCGGGCTTCGATCTCCTTGGCAATCCGAATCTTTTCCAGCTCTCGCTGGGCAAGCGCGTCCATCTCCTCCCTGGTCAGGGGGGCTGCGGAAGCCGCCTTGCGAACGGCCTTCTTCACCTCTTCGCTGGCCTGGCAAAACATGTCAACCGCAGTGATGACATTATGGTCCATCGTGGCCGGAGTGCAATCCACGATCTTGAAGTACCGCTTTTCGCTGGCCTCAATAGACGCCACCCGGCTTTCGACAGTCGATCCCGGGAAGTCCACCGTCCCTGGCAGAGGCCGCGTTGCACGCCCCACGCACTGCAGCCAGAATGACCGGCTCCGCGTCGGGCGACCGAGAATCAGCGTCTTGGTCGGCGGGTGGTCAAACCCAACGGCAACAACCTGACAGTTGACGAGGACTTGGACTCTTCCCGACTTGAACGCGGCAAGCGCCTCCGCCCTCTCGTCGTCCGGCATGGTGCCATACACGTACACCGATGGCACTCCGTAGTTGTTGCTCAAGTAGTGGCACACCCCGCGGGCACTTGCCACGGACGTGCAAAACACGACAGTCTGCCCCTCACGCTCCTGCTCTGTAATCATGGCGATCCGGTGAAGGTTTGCCTCCTTCTCCACCGCCGCCTGGAGCTGCGACTGGTTGAAGTCTCCGCCAACCATCCGCACGCCAGACAGGTCGAGCCCCTCAACGCGAGACAGCTTGCACAGCGGAGGGACGGCCCACCCGTTGTTGATCGCCCACTGCAGGTCGTGATTGCACAGCGCTAGCTCATACATTGGCGGAACCACCTATCATGGCTTGGCCGTCCATCCGGAACGGCGTTGCGGTGAATCCAGATACCATGGCGCCGTCGTCCTGGAAAAACTTCAGCATGCGCTGGACTGGCTCACTCATCATCATGTGCGCCTCGTCCACGATCACAAGCGAAAACCCGTTGAATCTCTCGTACCGGGGAACCCCGGCGCGGCGTGAGAGCAGGGTCTGCTTGGATGCCACGACTATCCGCGACGGCCAAAGCTCGTCGGCCCGGTAGTCGGCCATCTCGACATCCGCGTCGCGGCCGGTGATTGCACGCACCTTGTCGCAAGCCTGCCAAACCAACTCGCGAAGAGGGCACACAATCAGGGTCCTTCCAAGGATCCTGTGCGCCATCGACACAAAGATGACTGTCTTGCCAGCGCCAGTGAACAGGCCGTTGAGCACGGCCTTGCGGCCCTCGTCCATCGCCTGGATGTTTCTGTCAACGATCTCGGCTTGATAATCCCTTAGCTGCACGTGCGAGCCTTTCGTTGGCAATCCGCGTGTATTCGAGGCTTTTCTCGATGCCGTGCCCAACCCTTCCGGCCATCATGGCTGCCAGGATTGTGGTTCCGCTTCCAGCGAAGGGGTCAAGAATAGTGTCCCCCTGTCGGCTGCAGCAAGACACGATGCGGCTTACAAGTTCGACAGGTAGCTGTGTCGGCACTCCGGCAACTCTCTCGCGGAAAGTCCCGCAGACGCGATTGATTCGCCACACGTCACCCATGATCTTCCCCCTGGGGTCCGCCCGCTTGTCTCCATATCTTTCCTGCCGTGCGGATGGAACTCGGACCACGTCTGCGTTGAAAGTGAAATTACTTGGGTCCTTGACGGCATAGAACACTGGCCGGCTGGTGCGCCCAAACTTGTTGTGGCAGTAGACGCCAAAAGTCTCCTCCCA